CTACTGCAACTTTGAATGGAAGTGGTGCTGTGACTGCTTTGACTTATGACGGTTATGTTTGGAATTCTGATGATTTCACCAACGTTGATGCTGGCGCAGAATCACAAGATTCGGGTGCTGGTTCAACTGCTACTGATGGATTTGCAACTGGCGTTAAGTACATCAGATTCGGTGCTGCTAATGGTCTCAGACAAGTAGAAACCACAGCGTTTGATACTACAGACTACGATAGAATCAGACTTTATCTGATTGCTGGTAATGGTAGCAACGGTGGTGATGCACCTGAAGCAGGTGATGACCTTGTTCTTGAGTATTCTACAGACCAACGTCAGACTTGGACTACATTTGATACCCTAATCTACGGTGATAGCACTTCTTCGACAAGACCTCGTACTGATTTCACTTCTTTGACTCCAGTCACATTCAATTTGACTTCGGCAACTAAGAATTCTCAAATTTACTTCAGAATTAGACAAACTAACTATGGTTTATCGTTGAATGAAGACCACTATGGTATGACTAGACTTGGTTTAATTGATGATGATAAGAATTTTGAGGGAATTGTTACACTGACATTTAGTAATACTCCAGCAGAAAGCAATGCTGGATTAACACCAGCAACTGCAGATTTCCAGACTTTACGCTTTGTTGAAACCGTAACCATTACTAATCCTGGTAAAGGTTATGATCCCTCTAACCCTCCAACAGCAACATTTAGTGGTGGTAATCCAAATACAGCAGCAGCATTTACTAATGTCAACGTTGTATTTGATACATCGCTGTTCACTGTTGGTGAAACTGTAACCAATGGCACTGCAACTGCAGTTGTTCTTGAGGATATTGGAAGTTCTGCTTACATTGGCACTATTGTGGGAACATTTGCTGATGGTGATACTTTAACTGGCAACACAAGTGGAACTACTGCTGAAATTCCTTCGGGTGGTGTTAGTGCAGCATTTAACTATTATACTAAGGTTGGTAATGCACTTACATTTAATGATGCACGTTTGATTACTTCTCCTGTTGAAGCAGAATTCTCCACTACAAACCTTTGGACTAACCCAGAAGCATATCAAGTTAACTGGAGTCTAAATGGCGGTACAGTTGGATTTAATGCTAATGCTGGTGGTGCTCCCGATAGCACTGTAACTGCAGATAGACTCTATGCAGATACTACAACTGGATTCCACACTACATTTAGAGCATATACCCTGAGTTCTTCTAATACATTTGATGATGGCACTATCACATTTGATAGCGGCAATAATACATTTGACGAAGGTTCTCTTACTGAAGGGGAAAATCAGACCTTTACATCTTCCTTCTTTGTAAAAGCAGATCAATTTAACAGAATTAGAAATATTCTTGCCCTGGATTGGAATACTGCAGGACAACAAAGATTGTTCTTTGATATTGATTTAACTAATGGTGATATTTCTGGTTCCATCTTCCAACCTGAGGGTGGTTTGACGATTGAAGATAGAGGCGTTACTGCACTTGATAGCACTACAATTGCTATTAGCACAGTTGCTAGTATGACGGGCAGTTATACTGCTGTTGCTCAAACCGATACTTCATTAGATGGTAATGGAGCAACATTTGATGTGACAATTGACCATGCTAATGCACCCAATACTGCAGTTGTCACATTAGTTGATAAGGGTTCTAATTATCGTCCTGGAGAAACATTGACAATCAGTGGTCAATCTCTTGGTGGCACAAATATTCAAAATGATTTGACAATTGATGTTTCTACAACTGAGCGTCAAGGTATTGGTGTCATTCCTTTTGGTAATGGGTGGTATAGAGTCTATGCAACTATCACATTCTCCTTTGGTTTCAGTGAAATTTCTCAGAGAATTGTTCTTAGAAATACTTCTGGACAAGACCAATTTACTGGTGATGGTACTAGTGGTGTTCTTCTCTGGGGTGCAAAACTTAATAAGGGTGTATTTGATGCATATACTGCAGTTGGTGGAGAAGTCTTCTACTCCAACTTAGAATATAATGTTAAGAAATATGCTCTTGATATTCTTGAGGAACAAATTGAAGATGCACTAGATGGAACTTTAACCTCTCCTGCACCTAATTCTTCATTCCTTGCATTTGATAATTCTACATGGAGAACATATTACAACACTAATGAGATTCTTAGAATTACTAGAGCAAACGTTGATTTGTATAGAAAGCAGTTGGATGACGCAACCACATATTTGACACTTGCTGTTAATAGTGGATTCACTGTACCAACCAAAGAATATGGTATTGGTACGTTACCCATTGGCATTACAGGCGAAGTTGGAACCTCTGACTTTGTTTATGGTGAATTTAGTAATGTTAATGGTGAATTGGAAACCATCTTCCTGAATGAATCAAAAATTGCTAAAGTTTATAAGAGATTCCGTATTGATGGTGATATCACTGATGGTCCTTTCACCATGGGTGAGGCAGTTGAAAAACAAGGCGATGATACAATTACAGGCGTAGTTTATGGATTCCATGAAGATGAAAACTACAAGTATCTTGATGTTGAAGTAACTGGTGGAACCTGGTCAATTTCTGATACGATTGAAGGTCAGGCAAATACTACTACCGCAGTTTTGAGTGCTATCGAAGATAGACTCCATGTTATTCAACTCAAAGGCACATACACTGAAGACATTCCTTTCCTTGGTTATACTTCTAGCGCCACTGCAACACCTACATCTTTCATTAGAACAGAGGCAGCAGTTCTTGATAACTCTGGTGGTAAACTCACCGTTGATACAGAAACTTTAGTTGGAACGTTTGAAAAGACTTCAGTTGTTTACGCTGGAACCACAGAAATGTATCTTGAAGTTCAAAGATATGATGGTCTTGAGGTTGAAATTGGCGATAGAATTATTTCTGGTGGTTACACAAGACTTGGTGTTAATGATGCTACAGGATTTACTGTTGGACACTTCATCTATGGATACAACGGTGGAAGAGACACCAGTAAGCAAGGTATTATCACGGGCGTAGACACTGTTAACAACTATGTTTACTATACTCCTATTTTAGGAACATTTGCTATCACTGACCAATTTGCTGACTTCGGTACTGGTACTGGTGGTGCATTTGCTGAAGCAAATCAAACAATTAATACCAAAGTTGAGGTTGCTGGTGCTGCATCCGCACGAATTAATAATATCGTAACGGTTGGTACTAATAAGCGTCTATACTTGGTTGATATTGTAGGTACTTGGTCTGAGAATGATTCTGTAATTGCTCAAGACGATTACAAGTCTGTTGTTCTCTTTAAAGTCCTTTCTCGTGGACGCACAAAACGTGCATCTAGAGGTTTCGATGGCGTACAAACCACATTCGACTTGACCATTGCCAACGGCACATCATATCTGCCCGACCCTGCAGGTCACATGCTTATCTTCGTCAATGGTATTTTACAACCTCCTGGCGCGGGTAATGCTTATAACGCATTCTCTGATAAAATTCAGTTCAGCGAACCACCCGACATTGGTTCCACATTCACTGGATTCTATGTTGGTAAGTTGAGACAATTGGATGATATTTCGTTTGAGTTTGACTCCTTACGTCAGTCGTTCAACCTGAAGCGTGATGATGTCTTCTACTCCTTGACTCTGACTGAAGGTGTTCAATCCACAACAATTACACCAGAGAACAATATCATCGTTTCTCTGAATGGTGTTATTCAGGAACCTGGTATTGGTTTTGAGATTGTTGGTTCTAGAATCATCTTTACTGAAATTCCTCGTGTGGGTTCGACATTCGCTGCGTTCTCTTATGTTGGTTCTGAAGCAGACGTTGACGCTGCTGAAGTTGTTCCTCCTATCGAACCAGGTGACTTCATTGAGATTCAAGGTGAAACGGAAGATCGTGAAGTTGCTGTTATTGAATCCTCCAACTCACTGATTACCTTTGATTATCTTGGTTCTGTCTTCGGTCAAAACGCAGATGCATCTGCAGTTCTTACTAAGGGATTCATTGATAAGGTAGTTGTTACAGCACCTGGTTCTGGTTACACATCAAGACCTGTTGTTCGTGTTGACTCTATTAGTGGTTTCAATGCTTCAATTAGAGCAATTGTTGGCATCAATGTTGTTGATGTTACGAACACTGGTTCAGGATATAAGAATCCAGACATTAATGTCGAAACTACTGTTCCTGATGATTGGACTCCACCTAATCTTGCAGACTACGGCGAGGAATTAGTAGACCACCTGTAAACCCCATAAATAACTAAAAATTCTAGAGTAATGGCTAAACAAACACTAGGACTTGGTGCGGCAGCTAATGACAACACGGGGGATACCCTTCGTGTTGGTGGTGATAAGATTAATGATAACTTTAATGAGATTTATACTACGCTTGGTAACGGAAGTACCCTGGCGCTTACGACAGCAAATGCTGCTGCCAATCAAGTTCTTAGATATGATGGTTCTCAGTTTGTCCCTCAAGATTTTGGTGGTACATTAACTGCAGCATTGGATGTATCTGGTAACAATATTACTTCATCTAGTAGTGGAAATGTTACTATCGATCCAAATGGTACAGGTAGTTTTGTTGTAAATTACGGAAGTGCTACCGCAACTTTTGGTGGTTCTACAAATATCTGTGAATTTAGTGGTGTCATTTCATATGAT